TAAGAGGAGTTTACAGGTATGAAGCTTAAAAAAATACGAGTTTATGGTAGATTAAGAAAGTTTTTAGGTTCTTCTTATTTTGAAGCTGCTGTATCAAGTCCAGCAGAAGCAGTTAGGTTTTTACTTTGTAATTTTCCAGAAGTTGAAAAACATATGTCACAGCAATATTACAAGATAAAAATGAATAATTTAGATGTGCAACTTGAACATTTAAATATAAAAGGATCTGGTGAGATACAAATAATACCAATTGCTACAGGGGCAGGGCCTTTTGCTGCTGTTGTCACAGGTATATTCAGTGCTGGTGCTGCTGTTGTTTCTACTGCTGCAACAGTCGCAACTGCTGTTGCTGGAACTGCTATCACTGCTGCAGGTGCGGTAGG